ATCAATAAATATCATATACTTCCCACCCTTCCATGGAACTTCTCCAAGTTCGTGTTGAAAATTTGCATAAGAAGATCCTTGATGTGCGGTTTTGATTTCTACAGGAATACCCATAATTTTTCCGTCACCTTCTCCTCCGCCTATCCGCTTTGTTTTAGCACCATTACAACACGCTTCAATACCAGATGATTTGCAAAAATTGTTGATAAGTTCTTCTCCCACATTTCCAACATTATTACTCTGAAGTTTCACCAACTCTTTATAAGGACTATTTTTCCAGATATCTTGTTTTTCTTCTTTTTCCTTCTGTTTTTGAATAATACAAATAAGCATATTATGAAAAGATTCAATACTATTTTTATGTTCGATTTTTACTGCTGGTTCAACCTCTATATCAGAGGCTAATGATAAAACTGATGTAGCCACATTACTACACGAACGTTTATTGTGTCCGTCTTGCTTACATATAGAGCATTTTATTTTGTGCGTGGGATGAATTGTTTGTTCAATAAAGAGGTTAACCTTTTGTTCCGTCATAATGTAATACTTATTTGATAATTATTTGATAATTATTTGATAATTATTTAATTTAATTTTATAGTAAATGATTTTTATATATTACAATTATTTTGTAAAAGAGTGTTCAATTTTATAGATAGTTTGTCTTTGGTATATCCTGTACTGTTTATACTTATATATTTCAGTTTGTTTTATTATCTATTCTCATTTTCTGTAATAACATATTGTTCATATATACCAGCAAAAAATGTCTTGGAAAAATTGCGAATTATCAACCTTACATTTTTTACAAAAATTCAAATAGTTTTTGTAAAATCTCAATATACATTATAAGAATGCCGTTTATAAAGGCCACTCCATTTCCAAATCCAACAGATAACAAAGAATTTAATGGTTTCACTACATACAAAGGAACCACATACGAATACAAAATATTTTTAACACCGCTTGAAAAAAATACCACTGAATACGAATATATAGTAGAGGGAATCAGTAAACGTCGCCAGAAAGGTAGCCGTAAAGCATGTTTAGGAACAACAAAAAAGGTAATCAAGAGCCACTTAAACCACAAAATAACAAGCGCCTACGGATTTGTAAATGAAAAAGGCAGCAAAGACACTGTATCTGGTTCAATACAATTATACAATTGGGGTATAGGCAAAAGCAAATACCAGGTATGGATAAACGATATTTGTCGACACACACCTTCAGGCGTCAAAAAAAGCACAAATTCGCCATTAAACGTTCTATTTACATTATTTGAACAAATGGCTGCGCACATATTGAAAATATCATCAGTATATTTAATGGTAGAACCCGAAAACGAACCAATATTAGTCCCAATTTACGAAAAATATGGATTTTTGGTAGACCGTGAATTCATAACAACAACACCAGATACATTTATAGTTATGAGAAAAACAGTAGCGCCTATGGAAAGTTACAATGGTTTTCCATTTGTTTTGAAAACCCACAAAAATAAAACTCAAAAGAAAAAGTCAAACTAGAGGATTATACAAAATTATATATTTTATCGCAAACCTGTTCCCAGGTTTCAATTGAAGAAAAATGATTTCGAATACTTTCAAGTTTTTCCTGATTTTTCATTAATTCTATTATTTGAAGGGCAATTTTATGCATTTTTTCAAAATTATTATGATCCATATCAAACTTAATGCTTTCTGTTTCTAAAAAAACACCAAAACTTGCAGTAAGTGGAATACACCCTGCAGCAATACTCTCTCTAATGTTTACCGCATCAATTTCATTCACTATATTTGATATATAAATGTGAAATGTAGAGAATTGTTTTGCTCTAGAAATGATTTTCATGGGCTGAATACCGTGGTAACATACGCCCAGAATATTGTTATTTGACGCATCTCCATAAATATGTAGCTCCGCACAAGGTTCTTCCTGCTTTATAATAGAGAATATATGTTTTATAATATATTCGGCACCTCGATTGTATGGGGAATTGTATAAAAATCGATATGGGTCTCGCTGAACCCCGCTCCAATTATTTGTAAACGCATCTTTACAAACACCAGACGGAATTATTTGATATGGAATTTCCAAACTCCCAAAATATTTTTCAAATTCGGAAAGATGATAGTGACTTTTTAGTAATACTTTTGATACTTTTGTTTTGTATTTCTTCCACAATTCAATTATCATATTATCGTTTAATGGATGGTCATGGTAATCCCATATAATTTGGTCGACATTGATTGTAAAAGGCAATATATTCATAGCCCCAAATTCAGATGATAGTACAATAATATTATGTTTGTGGTGATATGGAAATTTTTTCCAATGAATATAATCAATTCCATTATGAGTTTGGTCGTTTTCTAAATCAAACTCGCCGTAAATTGCAACCTTTTTATTTTTATCACGAACCAAATATTCCGAATACTGAATCATAAACATTTCTGACTCGGTTAATAATCCGTCGTCAATCATTTTAGTATCTAGTTTTCTAGACAAAAATCCAACCATATAAACAACATCATATGGCGAGTTTTCATGTTTCACAAAGTTATTTCGCATAAATGTAAAAATATCAAGAGGAATATAATTAGTGATTGGTTCATCAATTTCCACTAATGTATCTAGAAATCCATTTGAGCAAGCCATACACATTTCGCGTTTATTGAATGTATTTAAAGAATGACTGCTCGCAATAATTGTTTTTTCGGCATCGAATTTCACCAATGGATTTGTAAAATCTTTTGTAAAACTGTTTTCTTCGCCGACCTGGATTTTCGAGTCGTATGTATTCTCTAGTAAATATTCTTTTTTATACGCCATACATGCATTTGATGAATGGAATTTACTGAATCCTCTAAACTTGTATAATTTATCAATGAAAAAATCATACATATATATATCGCTCGTGCCGCCAATTAAACAAGACGACCCAGATAATTTATCAACAGCTTCACTAACTCGTTCTGGTGGGTAATAATCGTCGTCGTCCATGCAAACAATAATATCACCAGAACAAGCTGAATTTCCAAGATTTCGTAATCCACCAATTTTTAACCCACTATATTCAATATATTTATGACTTTGAATTATAGAGCCAGTTGAGAATCTATTGCTGATTAGTTGAGTTATATATTCGCGGTTTAAGATGGCTTCTTCTTCATTGGTTGAACCTTCGACAAATATCCATTCTATAATGTTCTGGTATGTTTGGCGGTTTATCATTTCAGATAACACAAGAAGACATTCTCGACGCGTATATTGTGTTATTGTAACAACAGATACCGACATATACTAAAATATATACTAAAATTTTATATATTTTTATTCAAAAATGTGTATAGGTTATTCTTCTTCCGTGAATAACGATAAGTCAATAACGCATTTTGCGTGTCTATTTATGGTTCCGCTACCGCTCATGGTTCCGCTACCGCTCATGGTTCCGCTACCGCTCATGGTTCCGCTACCGCTCATGGTTCCGCTACCGCTCATACTTTCATTATCACTATCTTCATTCTCATAATCACTCTTGGTTCCGCTATCACTCTTGGTTCCGCTTTCGCTAATATTAACAGAAACTGGTGTTCCAGACTTCTTTGTCTTTGGTTCATATACAAGTTCCCATCCAGGCATATTACCATCGTCTTGAATCGGTTTGTATGCATTTGAACACGTCTTAATAATCTTATAGTTCTCTTTTTTGTAAAATGTCTTTCGTTTGTTCCACTGTTTAATAAACGGGTCATGGCTGTCTACAATATCTACCACAACAGGTTGTTCATGGTCTGACCGCAAGATTCGTCCAACTGACTGCTCAATATCGGTCTTGGGTGTGACCATAATAAGCGTACAAAGCGTTTTAATATCAAGTGCCTCTGCCGCCATCGCATACGTCGCAATAACAACTTGTTTTTCTTCGGTCTTTTTCAGCGCGGATTCTTTCATTCCACCAATATAGTATCCAACTGTCGCTATGCTGCGCTCTGAAATAGCATCGTGTAAATACGTCAAAACATTCTTGTTGTGCGCAATAATCATAATTTGCTGCGCTGGGTTTTCCACAAACATATCTTGAACCACCTTCAAAATGAATTCGGAGCGGGGTCGATGCTCGCACAACTTGGAAATCATGGTGCTATAAGCAGGGTTTCCGCGAAAATCATACTCCACCGTATTAAACGCACGGTCGTCTGATTTGTATTGTATTGACCGAACCTGGACATTCCGCTGCTTCTTCTCGCTGATTTTATACACAATGTCGCCCAAAAACATCTTGAAAACGTAGGTCGTGCCGTCCTTGCGGTCCATCGTCGCCGATAATCCCAGCGTGTATTTAGTGACGATTTTGAAAAGCGCACATGAAAACACTTCCGAACCAATGTGATGAACCTCGTCTATCAATAACATCCCGAATGATGAGAACACACTGTCATCATAGTCCTTCATCGAAAGTGACTGAAGCATTCCAATCACAATATCCTTCCCCTCAATATCGATTATTTGTCCCTGTATTCGCCCTACACGGGCTGATGGTAAATATTGCTGGATACGTTCGACCCATTGATTTAGCAGGAATTCTTTGTGGACAATGATAAGGGTTTTTTTACGCATAACCGAGACAATATTTAGGGCAACCGTGGTTTTGCCGTAGCCGCAAGGAAGATTGACTAGACCGCCGCTGCTACTAATTGTTGCGGCGCAAAACGCATCCACAACCTCAACCTGGTAATCACGCAAAGTGCCGACAAAAGGCACTTCTATGTTGTCGCCCTCGGGTATTTTGAATTCTTTGGGTTCTCCGAAATGCTCGATTCCAAAAAATCGGGGCACATACATTTTTTTAGTGGATTCTCGATAAGCGGGAAATTTGGTGGTTGCCGCCAACATTATACCCGGGGTTACGGGTGAAACAGTGAGAGCATCCTTTACATACTGGATTTGCTCTTCGGACATATCAGATTTGGGTATGGTATATCCTTTGGAGCCGATATACGTATTCAAGGTTTTAGGCATAACGAGTGTAGTTTTTGTTTTTGTTTTTGTCTGTTTATTGTTTTTGGCCGCAATGGCGGCGCGCATTTTGTATATTTGTGGATTCATTATAGAATAATAGAGGTTTATTTTTATATGATATCGCAAATATCATTACACATAGAACACAAAAATCACTTTGTATATAATATATAAGATGGACATTTCCCAAACATTTCGTTCTCTCTCCAAATATGAAGCAACATTATTGGTTCTGTTTATTATTTATCTAATTTTTGATATCCAACCACCTGATATGTTTGCGGCTATAATAGATACGCCTCTAGGAATGGTGTTTGTATTGTTGTTGACTCTAATGAATTTTATGAAGAGCAATGTGATATTGGGCGTTATAGGATTGTTTGTTGCTTACGAGGTGGTGCGACGAAGCGCGCGAGTGAATAACCGAGTGCCTATGACTATGTATACCCCGAGTCAAATGAACAAAGATATTGAATTGGTTCAAATGAATCCTCCCCAAGATAAGACATTAGAGGAGGAGATGGTAGATAAAATGGCGCCAGTTGGAAATAGTAGTTTAATTACATATACAATGAGCGAATATAAGCCGGTTGCGACAGAAATACATAATGCATCCTCTGTATAAGACCAAAGGGCGACCGAAGCCCGAAGACCGAAGCCCAAAGGGCGACCAAAGGGCGACCAAAGCCTAAAACGCAACTTCATTCATCAAACAATATAACATATATTTGTAAATGTTATATTTTATTTTGATACAATTGCAAAAATAGCAATTATCCAAACCATAAACAGAGCAGAAAGAGCATATTTAGCAAATTTATTTGCTTTGGTAGTATTATTATCTCCATTTAAATAACCAACAATAAAATCTGCAAAATTCAAATCACTATCAAAATTAGAAATACTGTTAATACATATAAGAATTAAATAAACAACAGATCTAAAAACAAAATCAATTGGCCACAACAATGATATAAAAATTAGAATAGCTTCGGGTGATTTATACATACTAAGTTTTTTATTGGAACTATACAC